GGTTCTGCGCAATCTCCTGCCATGTACCGCCGAACAGTGCGGCAGGGCTTGTACGTGCGGTGCTCTGGTAGATGCTGCCCACGGGAAAAGGATCCACGCTTTTCAAGCTTTTCAACAGCGCATCCACCTCGGCACGGGTGTAAAAGCTGCCACCCCTCATGGATTCGATCACGGCCTTCCACTGCTGCACCAGCGTGCCGGTGGGGATGCCATGCACACCATCCCGCATCACGCCGCAGACGGTCTCATCTGCGCGCGTGTCGTAGATGTCGGCGGCGGTAACGGCGGTGGAGCCTGCAGGGCGCTTGATCTCGGCAAGGCAGAGGTCGTAGATCAGCTCGGTGCGGGTGATGGCCGGGGCAGCAGGCCCGGCAGAATTCGGGACACCTTCCAGCACCTGCAGGCTGGTCTTTTTGGCGGCGGCATCGTAGCGCAGCACGATGCGGTCAATGCGGCTGCGTACAGGGTCCGCTTCGGTGAGCACCACGGTGGTGGGCTGCTCCATGATGATGCTGCGGCCCTTGAACCGCGCCGGGCGCACCCATGCCTGACCGGCGCTCACCTGCACGCTCAGGCCGCCCTGTGCCGTGACGGAGAAATCCTCCTCGGCGCTGTACACGCCGCTCAGGCGGGTGGCGAGGTAGCCCGAAGCGTCGTCGGCATCGTAGGTAATGCCGTTTTCGGGGTAAGTAATGATATCAGCCATAAAGTCCTCCTAAGTCTTGTGCCAGGTGGGCGTGCCCAGCCGGATGGTGCGGGTGGTGCCGCTGTCCTCGCTCTGGGTGATGATGTCGGCCACGCGCACCATGGCAGTGTAGCCCAGCTGGGGCAGGCTGGCGCTCAACACGTCGCCCACCTGCAGGGTGTCGTCGTCCACGTCAAACTCGATACTTCCAGTGCGCAGCTGGGCCAGAAGCTTTTCGCCGCCCCGGTCAGCCAGCTTTGCCAGATAGCTCTGGCTGGTGCTGGTCTCGCCGTCCTCCGGCTGCACGTCCCGGGCATCGATGTACAGCTCTCGCCGATCAGCGCCGGTGGCGTTTACATCGCCCACCCAGACGGTGGCGCGCTCGTCACCTTCGCCAGCGCCCTGCACAAGGGCCACGTTGGCGTAATCGGTATCGGAAAAGCTCCACCCGGAATTCAGCAGATTGCCCCACTGGGGGCTGTAGCGGCGGTTTGGGTCGAAGGTGGGCCGGAAGCACTCGAAGAGCAGCTTTTTCTTGCTGCCCTTGCCGTCCAGCACGATGCGGAACCCCAGATCACAGGCCTGCCCGATGGTCTGGCAGTAGTCGAAAATGCTGCCGCCGGAGGTCTGCTTTTCAAAGGTGGTGTCAAAGCCGTACTCGGTGCCCAGCTCCAAACGGGGCCACGGCTTTGCGGCGCTCACAAGGCTGCGCATGGCGGCTTCGGCGTTCTGGTTCTTGATGCTCACCGCAGACACCCGCTTGGTCAGCAGCCATGTTGCCGGGTAGCCGGACACCACAAGGTTTGCGTCCTCGTTCTGGTTGGCGCGGGAGCAGATGCGCATGGGGATGCGGGGGTTCTCGTCGCTGCGCACCAGCCAGCGGCCCTCCTGCAAAAGCTGCAGGTTCTCGGTGGTGGGGCGCACTTCCAGCGTGAAGCTGCCCTCGGAGTAATAGGGACTGTCCCAATAGAGGGACACCCACACGTCCACCCAGCCCACGCGGGCAAGGGTGTCTGCGTCCAAAACGTCCAGTCTCATAACGGTTCGGGCAGGATGCCCGCCTCCATCGGGTAAAAGCTCACGGATGCCTGCAGGTAGCCGGAGCCGTTCTCGGCCTGCATGGAGAGCATGTTATCGCCGGGCTGCAGCTCGGTGAGGGTGCTGTCCTCGTCCAGCTTGGAGAAGATGTTCTCGGTCACGCCTGCCCGGGTCAGAGTGCAGGCCAGCCGGTCAGAGGTGCTGCGGTAGATCTCCAGCGTCTCGTCCGGCTGCAGGGTCAGGCCAAAGCCGATGAAGGCCCCGGTCTGCAGATCCACCACCTTGGGATGCGTCACCGGCATGTCGCACCGCAGGGTGGCCGTGAAGGGCACCGGCAAGCTGCCCTCGTTGCGCAGCACTGCCGCCGTGCCGTCCCGCTTGATGCCGTAGATGTGGCTGTCGTAGCAGACAGGAAAGCGGAAGGCGGGCTCGTACCCGCCCAGCACGCTGCTGACGGCGTTCAGATCGTACCAATAGGGTTTCTCGCTGTAGAGCATCAGCTCACAGCGCGGGTCCGGCGTGTAGCTGGAAAAATAGGGCAATTTTTGCAGCACGAAGCGGGTGAAATAGTGGTCGCCAAAATAGAGGGTGCCTTTGGTGAAGTAGGGCAGCTTTTTGGTAAAAGCTCTTGCACGGGTCAACGCATCCCTGGCCCAGAACACGACCGACAGGGTGCGGGACACGCCGGAGACGCTCTGACCCTCCACGGTGTCGCCAATCTGATTGACACCCTGCGCGGTCTGCAGGTCCACATCCACCCCGTTCAGCGGGTCGAGAAAGTAGGGGGCATCGTAGTCCCAGCCCAGATGCAGGACGGCACCGGCATCAGTCACGATTTTGAGATGGTCCTTAAATAGCACAGTGTCCTCCTTTCATCGTTTGCGGGCCTTGGCCTTGTCGGCTTCCCAGCGGGCTTCCCGCTGCTGTGCGGCTGCGGTGTCGTGGCCGTTGTAAAAGTTCTGGGTGATGTTAGTGTCGCCCTCGCGGTGGTAGCTGTTGGCAGCGGACACCACCTGTGCGGTGCCGGACGCAGCCACGGTGCTGCCGAGGCGCATGTTGTCGGAAAGCACCAGCGCCCCCGCCTGCCGGATCATGTCGGCAAGGGCAGAGTTGGTCTTTTCTAGCGCCTTGGTGTTGGCGTTGATGGCATCTTCCAGACTGCCGGTGCCGGTGGTGATATCCACGCTGCCCATGCCGCCGGAGCCGGAGGACCCGCCGGAAGAGCTGCCGCGCCCGGACGAACCTTTCTTACTGAAAGAGCCGCCGATCGAGGCAACGATGCCCGCGATGACGGCAGCAAGGGCTACGCCCGCTGCGATCATCAGCAGAGCCTGCGGAGTGCCAAAGCCAGTAGGGAACAGCGCCGCAGCGATGGCATCCAGCATTGCTACGAACGCGCCGCCGATAGACCCGATCAGGCCGCCCAGCGAAGCGAGGATCTCCGGGAATGCAGAGATCAGGCCGCCTTTCATGCCCTGACTGATGGCAAGGGCCGCATTGCTCAGCGGTGTTTTCAGCCCGCCGAAGATCTCTATCAGGGTGGAGCCGAGGCCCTGCGCCTGCTGCCAGACCTCAGAGAAGCCGCTGGTCAGGCCGTTCACGATCTGCCCGCCCAGATCAATGGCACCCTGCACCAGCTGATCGCGGGCACCGCCCAGCGCTTTGTTGAGCTTAGTCACGATGCCAAGGGCAAAATCATTGACCTGCTTTTTCTGGTCGGCGGTCAGGCCGCTGTAGATGGTGCTTGCGACCCACTTGCCGATGCTCAGCCAGTCCTGGTTCTTGACGGCGGTGTACAGATCATCGAAGGTGCCAAGCACGCCGGTATCTGCTTCGGTCTGGATCTCCTTCCACAGGCCGTCAAAGGTGTCCGCGCTGGACTTTTTGATCTGCTCAGCCACCTGCACGGTGCCGTCGGCCGCGATGGTCTTGACCCGCTCGATGGTCACGAGGGCACCGTCCACGATGTCGTCGTAGACCTCGGTGATGACCTGCTTCTGGGTCTCGGTGCCGTCGGTCAGGGTCTCGGTGACGGTCTGGGTGGTGGTCTTGACCCCGTCTGCCAGCGTCTCGAAGGTGGAAGTGACCGTCTTGGCGGTCTCGCGGACGGTCTCCATGGTCTGCTTGACGGTCTTGGTGCCGTCCGCAGCCACCTCTGTGATGGTTTTGATGTCCTTCAGCACACCATCCACCATCTGCCGGGAAGTCTCGGTGATGACCTGCTTTTGCTGGGTCTTGCCGTTGGAGAGCGTTTCGGTGATGTTTTCGGTGGTGCGGGTGATCTTGCCGTCGATTTCGGTCGTGGTGTCCGAGATGGACTTGACGACTTCTGCGGCGGCCTGCTTCGTGGCCTTGCTGGCCTTCTTGGCTCCGCTGGTGATGGCAGGGTAGGGGTTCGCGGCTGTCTGGCTCCCGGCACGGCTGCTGCCGTTGCCGGAGCTGCTTGTGCCTTTCGGGACCCATCCGTTGTCATCGTCCCATTCGAGGTCTTTGTGGGAGCTGTCCCACTGTTTCGCGTTCTTGCGCTTGTTGTAGTTGTTGATGGCGTTGTTGTAGGCGGAGTTATAAGCATCTGCTGCAGCGCCGATGCCGTTCTTCAGGTTGGCCAGCGCTGCCGCTGCGCCTTCGATTTTTGCGACCAGATCATTGATCCAGTCCACCACCGTGCCGATGGCGTTCTGTGCGATCTTTTTCACAGACGCAAATGCGGAGTTGACGGCATTGCGGAAGGTCTCGCTGGTCTTATAGGCCGTCACGAGACCCGCTGCCAAAGCTGCAAGTAAAGACACTACAAGGCCGATGGGGTTCGCCTTGAGAACCGCGTTCAAACCTGCCTGCGCGACTGCAAGACCGGTCGCCCCGGCTTCGGCGGCTTTGTGAGCAGCGGTCATGGCCGTGGTCGCGGCTGTGTGGATCACTTCGATTGCAGTAGCGGCAGCCACATAGCCCTTGTAGGTCAGGAATGCCGTTCCGGCAGCGGCCACAACAGCCGTTGCAATGCCGATGGTCTCCTTGAGCTGGGCCATCTTCTCGTCGCTGTCGAGGAAGGAGACCACCACCTCGTTCAGCTTGACCACCAGCTCACCCAGAGCCGCAAACAGGCCGCTGGTCAGCTCACCGGTCAGGGCGCTGACATTATCCTTCAGGGTGGACATGCGCCCGCTGAAGGTCTGGCTGGCTTCCAGCATACCGTTGTAGAACTGCCCGCCCTGACTGGTGGCGGCTTCCACAGCCGCTTCCAGCTCGCTGAAGCTGACCTTGCCATCCGAGATGCGCTTGTACAGGTCGGACATGCTCTCGCCGGTGGCATCACAGATCTGATTCAGCGGGTTGAAACCCGCATCGATCATCATGTTGACGTTTTCCAGCGTGACCTTCTGGGCGCTGGACATCTTGCCGTAGGCGCGGGTCAGGGTCTGCAGCTTCTCGGCGTTGCCCAGCGAGATATCACCCAGCCGCTGCAGCACACCGGTGGTGTCGTCTGCCGCAATGCCGAACTGCAGAAGGGTCTGGGTGCCGCTGGTCAGGTCATCCAGCGAGAAAGGCGTGGATGCCGCCATTTTGCGGATCTCGGAAAGCTTTGTGGCGGCGGCCTCCTCGCTGCCCAGCATGACCTTGAAGTTGGTCAGGTAGCTTTCCATGGTGGCGTTGTAGTCCACGCCGCTCTTGACCACCTCGGCCAGCTTGGATGATGCCTGTTTTGCAAAGTCCGCGATCATCTGCCCGGCGGCTACCGTCCACTTACTGGTGCTTTTTTCTGCCGGGTCGCTGTTCAGCCTTACTTCACCGGTGATGCTGAAATCTGCCACTGTGTCCACCTCTCATTCGGAGCGCGGGCACAAGGGCACAGGCTGTTATAACTTGATCTCTACCTCCCGCTTACAGGCGGGATTTTTGCATTTTACCCACAGGCCATGGGCGGATGCGGCATTTTCTGCCCACACCGGCAGCGCCCGGCCGCAATAGGGGCAGGGCACCGGGGCGCGGCTAATGCCGGAACCGTGCGAGGAACGCAGCGTCATGCTCTTCGACGGACACGACACGGGCTGCACCCCCTCTCAGCTCAGCAGGCAGGGCAAAGCGCTCCTGCAGGTCGGCGTAGCGGTCGCGCATACTGCCCTCGTACTCGGACAGGTCCATGGTGCGCCAGCTCATGATCTTTGCCATGAGGGTATCTTCCGGCAGGGCGGCGAACAGCGCACGGAACCGAAACCAGTGCAGTTTTGCGGTGGTCAGGTCGATGCCGTAGGCCTGCTGGAACGCCGCCACGATGTAGGGCGCGTCGCACCGGTAGTCGAATGTGGGGCCTTTGTCGGGGCCGCTGGCGGCATCGTTGGACGTAGGTTCTGCGGCCTGCTCTCCGGCAATGTAAAACTCGATGAGATGCTGATACGCTTCCATGCACGCCTGAGCATTGTTCAGCAGCGGCTGCGGTTCGCAGTAAAACCGCCGGACGGCGCGGCACGCCAGTGCCAACGGGTCCTCTTCCGCTCCGCGCCGGTAGACATTGCTCAACCACACCATGTGCCGGAAATCCGGGTCGATGTGCCTGCCGTGCCACACGGTGGGCAGGGTGTCCGTCAGCAGGTCAGTCATGGCAGCCTGCCGCGAGTTTCAGCGCGTATTCGGCCAGCTTCTGCATGGCTTCCGGGTCGTCCCTGAGCGAGTCCATGGCAACGCGGGCGTCGGCCAGCCTGAGCGCGGCATCTGCGGGGTCCTCGTGAATAGTTACCTTGGGCGGCATACGGATGATTTTGTCGGTTTCAACGATGCGCCCCGCCGTCCGGGTGCGCTGACGGGCTTTCTGCTCGGCCCGGCGCTGCTCCCGGTTCATGAGCTGGGCAGGCTTTGCGGCATAGCGCTGTTTCTCGGCGGAAAAGGCATTGCCCAGCTCCTCGATCACGTCATAGATGGGGGCCATGTTGTTTTCATCCAGCCCCAGACGGGCGGACGAGCCTGCACCGAGGATCTCGTCGATGCAGTCCATGGCAATGCGTGCCTGTGCACGTGCATGGTCGCCCAGACGAACGCCGCCGCGCCGGAACTGCTCCGACTCCTCGGCGCTCCTGCGCTGCATCCGCTCGTTGGCATCCTCAAAGCGGTCAAGGTCGTTGGCGTTCATCAGGGAAAATTCAAATTCCTGTCCACAAATAACCATGTTCTGGCTCCTTTCAGTTGAGCCGTGCCCCGGTTCTGCCCCGGAGAAAACTAATCACGGCATAAAAGATCCCCGTTCCGGTGTGGAGCGGGGACTGTGTTTGAAAAAAAATCAGCCCTTGACGGCCTTTGCAGGCGCAGCGGACTGGGTGGCGGGGTTGTAGTCAAACTCGTCCGGCGTGCCGATGGCCTTCACGTCGCAGGCAAAGGTGGCCTTGGAACCGGCTGCACCGCCTACGTCGCTGGTGACGATGATGGCAGCGCGGCCCTGTTCGCCCTTGCCGGTGCGCAGGCTGAAATAGATGTACGGCACGATGATATCGCTGCCGGTACCGTACACAATCTTGTGGCTCAGCACAAAATCCTGAAAATCATCGCCCACGCAGCGGTCGCCGTTGACGGTAAGGGTGCGCTGGGTGCCGGTCTTTTCGGTGACGTTGCCGGTACGGATGTACTGAGCATCCTCGGTGGTGGCGTTCAGGGAGCCGGAATGCTCCTTCACATGGTCGGCGCAGACGATCCACTGGCTTTCCTTGGTCTGGGTGCTCTCGATCTGGAACGCCAGCACAAAATCGTTCGCCGTCTCAATGCCGGTATACGACGCGCTGGGCGTGATGCCGGACTTGGTAATGGCTTCAGATACAGTCATATCAAAACTCCTTTCATTTGGGCATGTAGTAGGTCAGGCGCATTTGCAGCTGCATCTTACAGCTGCCCGCGCTGTTTGTGACGATGTAGCCGCTGTTTGTCACGGCAATGCCGGTAGGGGTCTTGCCCCCGCCGCAGGCCGAGAGGTCGGGCAGGTTATGGCGGGCATCCTGCTGCATGACCCACTCGGTGAGCTGCTCGAAAAAGCCGCTGTTCTGGATGCTGACGGCATCCACCTCGCTGTACTCCCGGCGGCTGAGGAAGAGGTAATTCTTCGCCATTTCCCAGCCGGAGATGTACTTGGTGATGATGGGATCACCGGGACTGTCCTCGATGGAAAATGCTGTGGATTCTTCTTCCAGCCCGGCAATGCGGAATGCCGCACCGGTGGCTTCCTGCTCGTCGGCGATCAGCGGGCAGGTCTTGAGCCATGCCCGCAGGGCGGCAATGGTTGGCTTTACGGTTTCGCTCATTTGTTCCCTCCCAGAAACTGCTTTGCGGCATCATGGGCGAACTTTTCCAGCTCGTCCTTGTGGTCAGCGATGGCGTTTTGTCCCCAGTAGGAACCGCGGTGACGTTCCGTTTCGCCCTTCGCGCCGTGCAGGTCGGTGCCCTGTTCGTGCAGGTAATACTGCCTGCGGGCGTAGGGGGTGTTGTACACCAGTTTGCCGTCCTTGAAGTCGGATGCAGCACCGTTCACGCTGTCTTTCAGCTGACCACTGTCTAGCGGAACATATTTGTCCACAACATCGGCCACTTTCTGAGAAAAGGCAAACTGCAACCTTGCAAACCGCGCATCCATGTCGGCCTGAAAGCCGGGCCGGAACGTGATCTTGAAATCAAAAACCGGTGCGCTCATACGATCAGCTCCCTTCCACGTGCCAGTGGGGCAGCAGCGGCTCCCGGTTATCGGAGACAGCCGCCGCCGTGCAGCACAGGTGCGTTTTTTCGAGTTTGGCATACTCGGCTTCGGTCAAGGCAGGCACCGCGCCCTGCACCAGCTTCCAGCCGCGTTTCAGGGTCCAGTGCTTGGCCTTTTCCGCAGCAGACAGCGCCGCCCACTGGGCGTAGGGCAGATAGCCCATGGTGCACACGCTGGCCGGGATGCGGATGTGGGTGGTGCGCTCCGGGTCCTTGGCGGTGCCGGAGCCGGAGGTGTAGCGGCATTCCCGCCAGCTGCACCCCGGGAACACCCAGCACACCGGCCTGTCCGTCTCGGTGGCAGTGTCGTGGATGAGGTTCACAACAGTAACGGCTGTCTGCATCACAAAATCCCCCTGTACAGCAGATCGTGCGGGTCACTGCCCAGCGCGGTGCGGATGATCTCATAGGCTTCCTGCCGGGTGGCCGCGGTCACGCTGGCATTGCTGCCAAAGGTGACGCTGTAGCCGTCGTTGGAGACGCTGGCAGCACCCGGTACAGCGCCCGCCGCAGATGCAGCGGCCAGCAGGCCGACGATCTGCCCGCAGGCATCCGCCAGCGCTTCCCGGCAGGCCTCACACCCGGCAGCGTGGCTCTCCGCCCGGCCAAAGGTGGCGGCATCGATCATGCGGGAAGCCCGGCTGCACAGCACGCCGAACGCCGTTTCCGGCACCGTGCCGCCCGCCGCCGTGTACTGGTCATAGGTGCAGTAGAGCATCGGTCAGACCTCCTTAGGCATGGCTCTTAACGAGGACGGTCTGGGCCTTGGTGACCTTGTGGGCATAGATCTTGCGGCCCTGCACAGCACAAGCACCGATGAAGGTGCCGCTGCCCTTCAGGTCATTGACGGCAACCGGCTCGCTCCACTCCTCGATGCGGGTGAACCAGTTGGGGTGGCCCGCGATAAAGTCCACCTTCTCGCCGAGGGTGGTATCCTCAAAGACGGTAAAGCCTGCCACACGGCCCACCGCGCCGGTCTGCACCACGGCGTCGCCCAGAGCAGACGCCTTGATGAACTCCGGGCTCTTCAGCAGCAGGGCATAGGTCTCAGGGGAGACCAGCAGCCAACGGCCATCCGTGGGAACATGGGTCTCGGACAGCTTGGTGCGGGCGTCCACGATGGTGTCATAGATGTTGGCCTTGGTCAGGGCAGCAGTGCTGTCCATGGCGGTGCCGCCGGTTACCAGCTCGGCAGAAGCGTCGGTCTCCATCTGCAGGGCCAGCGAGTAACCGGCGCTGTCCAGACGGTCGGCCACCAGATGGCCGGGCACGTTCTCGGCGTCAAAGCCGTCGATCAGCTCGTTCACAGCCTTGTCCTTGTCGATGTTCACGGTCAGGAAACTGGTGTCGCCGTGGGTCATGGCGGTGCCGGTCTTCTTGTTGTAGTCGGCCACCGTCACTTCGGTGTCGCGGACAGGCACCTTGACGGCACCGGCCTTGGGGCTGCCTTCGTAACGGTTGTTGCAGATGACGCCGACGCGCTTCACGATGGTGGCGCGCAACTTTGCATCTACCAGCTCAGAATAACGCTCTCTTGCAATATGGGGCATGAAAAATCATCCTTTCCTTAAATTTTGATGTTGGGGTTCATGGCTTTGAAGGACGCTTCCACCGGGTCCACATCGTCCTCGCCGTGCATCGGGTCGCCGTGTTCGGCACCGGTGGAGTAGGTGCCCGCGTTCTTCTTTTCTCCGTCCTGCACATCGCCAAAGGCCCACGGGTTCGCTTTGGCGGCTTCGTCCAGCGCCTTGCCAATGTCGCTGCTGCGGTCGGCAGAGCCCTTCAGGGCGTCCAGATCCAGCAAAGCCCGCACTGCCTTAACGCTGCGGCCCTTCTTGCCCAGGATGGCAGCGTCCAGCGCGTTATCAAAGGCAAAGCCCTCGGCCTGCGCCTTCATGTCGGCCTTCAGCTTGGTGACCTGCTCCTGCAGGCCTGCCACGTCCACGCCGTCAAAGGCTTTCAGGCCGTCCTGTGCGGTCTTGAGCTGGGCGTTTGCGTTGTCCAGCTGGGTCTGCAGGGCGGTGGCTGCAGACTTTTCCCGGTTGATGTCTGCGCCGTTCTCCTGCATGATCCAGTTCAGCTGTTCATCGGTGATGCCGGGGATCTTGTTCTTCACGTCTTCACGCTTCATGGTGGAAACTCCTTTCGTGTGTGAGACCTCAGTTTTTTACACTGTTCTCTGTCAGTTATCCGGTCTTGGGCGGGGTACGCGCCGCCCGCCGCATGGTGCCGCTTGCGGGAGTTGAACCCGCCACCCCCGGATTAAAAGTCCGGTGCTCTGCCAATATGAGCTAAAACGGCATGAAAAAACCACTGTTGTGCCTTTTTGATAGCATACAGTGGTTAAAATAGGGCATTTCCATGAATGAAAGCTTACTTTTTGGGGTGCGGGTGCGGCGTGTATTTGTCGTCCTGCGCCTGCTGCACGGCGGATGCAATCATGAAGAACAGCCGGGCACCGTTCAGCAGAACGATCTCCAGCAGCGCAAGGATCATCAGAGTGATAAGAACTGTAGTAACCATAGTGTACCTCCTGAAAAATGGGCAAAAGAAAACCACCGTCCGGGTGGATGGTGGTTAAGGTTATTCGATGCCGGGCGGGAGCTTGCCAATCCCTTTCAAAGCTTCATATGCAGCACGGGAAGCAAGCTGTTCTGGCGGGGCAGGGCTGTCCAGCATGTCGCACATTTCATCATACTTGTGGTCGATCGGATGTTCAAGAAGCCACCTCTGCATTTTTGCAATGCGTTCCGGTGTAAGCCAGTTACTCATAGTATTTCACTCCATTTTCCTGAAGGTCTCCGATAGCCTGTCGGATCAGCTTCTCTGCCTGTTCAAGAAGCTTTTCGTCTGACAGTTCCGCGCGAGGGATATTTTTCAGCCGGTTTATTTCGGCATTCAGGCCCCAAACAATGCCGTTTGCAGCGGCAGCATCATAATTGATACTTTTCTCAACAGCATAGATATGACCATTGTGACCGATGGCCGTCATGAGCTTCAAATTTTTGTTTCTTGTGAAACTCGACAAATCACCGTGCGAGAAAATACCGCAGGCAGGGTGTGTGTGGATAACAACATACGGGGTATCAAAGTTGGGCAGCTGAACAGAACTTCCCTCGGCGCTTCCCGTGATGTCCTTCGTCAGCGGCTTCATCTTGATATCGAACACCCTGCCCACTTCAACATTTTCCGGCTGCTTTGAAGCGACCATGAGAAGTCGCTTGTGGGCGTTTTTCAGCTGCTGCTGCCCGGCGGCATCCAGTGTGTCACAGCTGAACGCCTTAACATTTGCAATTGACTGCATTGTAACAGGTTTCGCCTTTGTGTTCAAGCTGCTGTATGTAGAGGATGCCTTCCGCACCTGTGCGCTTGCTCTGCTGGCTTCGCTCCTGCCGAACTTCGGCACGCTGGTGCGGGCGCTGTCTACTCTGCCACCGGTGGCCTGCGTAAAGTCTTTCAGGCTCTGGCGGGCGGCTCTCAGGCGCACAGCGCTGTCGGTGGGGTCTAGCCCGGCAGCATCCTCGGCCAGATACCGCTTTTTCCAGCGGCGGACGTTCCGCTCCCGGGCACGCTGCATCTGTGATATCTCGTAGGCGGTGTACTTTTTGCCGTTCCACTCGATGTTCCGGGCGTTCAGCTCCCGCAGCTGTTCCTGTGTCCATTGGGGCGGGTCGCCCAGCTCCGGGAACACCGCGAAAAAGGTGTGGCGGCAGTTCCAGCCGCAAAGGCCTGCGCCGGTGCCGTAGCCGGTGGCGGCTTCAAAATCCGGGTAGTGCCTGCCCTTGTAGTCCACCGCACCACCGCGGTGAAAGCGCCGTCCCTGCCACTCTGCATGAGAAGGACGGGCACCGCCGTGGGCGGTCGTCTCCACAAATTCGCAGCCCATTTCGTCCATGCGGGCCACCTGCAGCTTGCCAGTCGTCTGGTTTACACCGGTGAGCACGGCACGGCGGGCGGCCACCTCGATGCTGTCCTTGTGGCCGCTGGGATATGTGACCATGGGCATGTCGTCTGCAAGGCTGTCCACAGCCTGTTTGACGGCGGTTTTGTAGTCGAAGGCACCGGTGCTCACCTTGAGCCATGCAGCGTCCAGTGTGCGTTCAAAGGCCCCTGTGACGGTGTTTGCCGTGGTGGCGGTCAGGTTCTGCCATGTGCCGCAAGTCTGCCGCGCGCCGGCATCCAGCAGGTTGTTCAGGGCGGCGTTCTCTTCAAAAGGGGGCGGCTCCATGTCGTAGTGGTAATAAATCGCATCCTCCCGCTCCATGGCTTCGGTGGCGGCCTGCAAAAGCAGCTTGCGGATGGCCGTTTCGCTCTTGCCGGTGTACTTCGCCAGCAGCTTCACCACGTCGTTGCGCAGCGCCTCGGTCTGCTGGTAGCGCCACAGCTGCCAGTTGGCGGTGGGGGTCACGGCGTTCATCTTGCCGATGCGCCGGGCAACGTCCTGCAGGATCTGCTCTTCGACCTGCTGCCAGAGCTGCACAAATGCGTCCGGCATCTGGTCGAGGTAAGACGGCGGCAGCATCAGGCACCCCCGAAGGTGATGGCTTCGTCAGTGTGGCTGTCCGATTTGGCTTCCTCGGCCCATGCGTGGGCTTCCTTTTCGCTCAGGCCGTACCGGGCGGCGAGGTAGCGGCAGCGGGGCACAAGGCCAGCAATGGCGTCCTCCCGCAGCTGGTTTGTGCGTTCCTGCTCACTGACGATGTAACTGTCGTCCCAGTTGACGGAAATGCTGGTCTCCGGGTCTACCGGTGCGCCCAGCAGGTTCTTTGCCGCCCACAGGATGGCCCGCAGAATGCCGATCAGCGCCGTTTCAATGGGGATCTGGTTCTTGTTGGCGCTCTGCACAAGGTCCTGCCGGCTGCCGGTGTACTCGGTGGCAGTGGCCACCTTGCCCAGCTCAAAGCTGTACCGGTGACAGCCCAGACCGCACTTGAAGCTGAACAGATCCAGCATATCCTGCACGGCCCGGTGGTTGTCCTCGGTGCGCAGATCCGGGTTGTACTCGTGCCACTCCGGCGCGGCATCCAGACTAGCTTCCTTGCCGGGCAGCGAGAAGAACTGCTGTGCGCTCATGTCGTCGGGCGGGATGTAATGCGGCTGGCTATCGGCACCGATCACCACCTTGCACAGGCTGCGGTCGTAGAAGATCTTCTTGCCGCCAAGGTAAAGGTCCTGCCGGTAATTGTCAAAGGCAAGGTCTACGCCCTGCGCGGCGTCAAGAGCTTCCGCGAACACGGCCATGCCCAGACCCGTACCGCCGTCGATGTTCTTCTCGGCGGCAGGGGAAAACAGGCTGAACCACGGCGGGGAGCCCTCCGGCTGCAATTCAGTCACCGTACCTACAGGCGCTTTGCGCGGCGTGAACACCGGTGCACCGTCCTGACCCTGACCGATCTCAAACCATTCGTTGGTGATGATGCGGCTGCCGTCCCTGACCGTGTGGGTCTGCAGATAGGCGCAGGGCCTGCCGTCTATCAGACATTCCGATACAAATGCGGCTTCGGTCACGATGCCGCGCTCCACGCTGATGGGCAGGATGCAGGATGCAGGGTCGTAGTCCAGTACGATGCGGGCATCCGGGTCTTCTTCCAGCTGGCCGTCTGTGCCCTTGATGCCCTCCACGCTCAGCACGAAAGCGCCGGTGCCGGACCAGTAGGCTTTCTCCACCAGCTTGTTGGCGTTCTCCCAGAAATGCAGCTGCCGCAAAAGACCGCCGGTCTGCTGCTCATCGCTGCCCAGCAGGTAGGCGGCAGTGGCTGCGTCGCCGATCTGGAAGGTGGTCTTGTCGTTGAGCAGCAGATTTGCCCAGTCCTCGCACACGCGCTTGGGCATCCGCAGGGACGCCCGGCGGCGCTTGTGTTCGCCGTCCTCCCGCGTGATCTTGATGTTATGCACACTGGGCACATAGCCCTGCCACCACTGCCGCCATTTTTCAATTTTGGCATAATAGGAGGCGTCGATCTGCAGGTCCTTGGTTTTGTTCAGGTATTCAATAAAAGCGGCAACGTTCATCTTGCAGTCAGTCTCCTGTAATCGCGCTCGATGGTATACTCGAACGCATCCAATGTATCAATGTCGGTGGTTCCATCGTCCAGACGTTCATCCACACCGGGGTGCTTCTGGCTCCACAGGGCCGCAGCAAGCGCATCCCGCAGGGTGGTGGCCTCCGGCATATACCAAAAGCGTCCGCCACCCATGAGAATGGATGTCAGGCGGATGCGGTCGATGATCTGGATCTTGGCGGAGTTGTTGACCCGGTCGGCCAGCCAGGAAAGCGGGCAGGCCCGCAGCCGGGTGCGGATGTGGTTGATCAGCGTCTGTTCGGCGCTGTCGCAGAAAATATAGTGGATCTCGCCATACCGTGCGAACACGGCGGTGCAGAAATCGATGAGCTGCGCGGCGAGGTAGTCAGCGTCCTGATTCTTCGGGTCGATGCGGGCGGATGCCAGCCCCACGACCCCTGCGTAATACGGCAGGATGCCGGTGGCCACGAATGCGTGCCGGGAGCCGTTGCCGCCGAAGTCCACCCCGATGTGCACGCGCCACGGGCGGCAGGGCTTGTCCGCAGGCCAGAGGAAACGCCCATCCCCGGCGGCAATGCTGTCTGCAAAAGGGCGGTAGATGATGCCGCCCGCTGCAGCCCACTGGCCGAGGATGAAGCGGTTATAGTAGACCGTGCCCGCGTACTCCTTTTTCAGCTGAGCCACGAACTCCGGCGGCAGAGTGGGGTTGTCGTCGATGGTGTAGGCCTGACAGTAGATGTCCGCGTCGCTGTCCAGAAACTGCTTGAACCAGTGCTGGGGGTTATCCGGGTTGCAGGTGCCGTCAAAATGGCTGTGCGGACAGGACAGACGGCTTTTCAACATCTGAAATACACCTTCGTCCCATGTGGTGATCTCGTCCCCATAGGCGTACTCGAAGGCTGCACCCTGAATGCGGGCAATGTGCTTTTTGTTGTCGGCACCCAGCACGTACACCTTGCGGCCGAACAGCTGCACGATGTTGCCGGACGCCGAGGTGCGCACCACGCCCACAAGCTCCGGACCCCAGAGGGCACGCATGGGCTCCAGCACGTTGCGTTCCAGCGTGCCGAGGGTGTTGCCTAGCATGACGCAAAGGCCCTCGTCCCGGGCCGCGCAGATGCGCTTGGGGATGGTAACAGCGCAGTCCAGATAGGTCTTGCCGGAGCGGGTGGCCCCAGTCTTGACGTTCCAGCGGTGGGAGCAATTGCGAAGGAACTCCTGCTGAAACTCAGTCAATGGCACTGTCCACACCTCCCAGCAGCTTGCGAGCCGCTTCCAGTGCATCCGCCGCCGGGTCCTCCTGCACGGTCTCCTCGCCCAGCATCTTCAGCAGCACCCCGGCGGCACGGGCATCACCGCGCTTCGCGGCTTCAGTAATGCCCATGACCACCGACATCTGATTGTCGATGTCCTCATTGTCCACCTCGTCCCGCAGCAGGGCATTCACCCGGCGGCGGTCGGTCTCCGGCAGGCTGAGATAGTAGTCGGCCGCTTCTTTCATGCTGCGCTTGCGGCGGCGGGCCGCACCGGAAGCAATGCCGCCCTTCTGGGCGATCTGTCTCTGTTCGCTCTCCGTTCGTTCATTGAACGGGATGAGATTTTCTTCGTTGGCCACGTCACCACCTCTCTTGCCGTAAAATCAAAAAGCCGCCCGGAAGATCCGAACGGCGGGATATTCAAAAAAACGCCCGGCTGGTACATTCAGGCTGTTGGTCGGGAAAGGTGATCCTCTGTGTCAGCCG